GTCTTTTATCTATAAGTGTTACTGGACTATAAGTTACTTTTTCAGGTTTTAAGTATTCTTTTATAAGTTCCCCTCTTTGCGTATTTATATTTGTATCTCTTACGTCTTCTGCTTGTCTTAATTTTAATGCAGACGAAACATAATCTTTAGCACCTCTACCCATTTGTGAAGCAGCTACTAAATCTACAATATCCATACCTCTAAAACCACCTACATCACGTTGTGGACCATAAGCTGTATAAGCTGCGTATTGGGCTTGATCTTCTAAACTAGGAGCTGTAGGGTCAGCGTTTATACTTTTGTAAAACTCGGGTGCAGATAGTGTTTGTTCAGGTTGTCTTTTTTGTTGTACAAATTGTTGTAACAAACGTGGTATTAAAGGCAATATACCGCCTATTTTTTCTTCAAGTTCTGGTTCTGGTGTTCTACGTACAGGACCTCTAGCCGTTGGAAACGATGGTCTTGCCTGTGGAAGTTGTATAGGTTGTATACCAGTAATTCCTTGTTTATTAGTAAATGTTGGAAAAGGTGTAAATTTCATAAATATTTTTAATAAACTGGTCCGTAAGGCGTCATTCTACCTAAATCATTTACACCACCTGTAATACCTGTTCCAAACGATGGTCCTGCTCCAAACGATGGTCCTCTAAAATTAAATCCAGGACTACCACCTGCATACATCATCCCACCACCACCTAAGCTTGGTAATCCTCCTCCAGGTGCAGGTACTCCTGGTGGTTGTGGAAATAAACCGTATGACGGTCCACCACCCTCCATACCCGATGTATCTGTGTTAGTTCCTTGTTGGAAAGGTAAAAAGTTTTGATTAGGAAGTCCACCCATAACAGCTCTTGGTTGGTAACTTGACTGTGTTGTAGGATCACCACCAGCATAACCGTAACCACCTGCTAAAGGACCAAGCGAAGCGGTTAGTGAACCTAAGTTTTGTATTAATTGCATAGGTAAGTTGTATTGACCTGTAAAGTTTTGATACGCTAAATCCATTAGAGATTGTTGTCGACCTCTACCTAGCCCACCAAAACCCATAGTTCTTTGTATATCTTGTGATTGTAGTTGTGGGAATAATTGACCTAATCCTTGAAAATTAGACCCTATACCTGCGATTTGTCCTGCACCTTGTAATCCTCTACGCTGTGCTTGTTCATAAGCATTCGATGCAAGTTGCGAAGCTTGACCGAAACCACCACTTCTAATTTTACCTACGGCTTCTGCTGCACCTCTACCTGTTTCTCTAGCTAATTCTTCTTGTGCGATTCTACCTCTAGAACCACCAAAAGCTCCTTGACTTACGGCTCTATCACGTAAACCTTTATCTTGTGTAGCATAGTTTCTATCTATATCTGTTAACGTTTGTTTTACAACGTCTTCTTCAAATGGATCATAAAACCTTTTGATTCTACTAGGGTCGAACTCACCTGTACTTGCACGTGTTTGTAAATCAGCTCTATCAAAAAGTTCAGCTGATCTATCTAAATAAGGTCTATAACTACCGATAGCAGCATCAGACATTTGCATAGCAGCTAATTCTCTAGGGTCAAAATCAGCTACTCTATCGCCTGTATACGTAAACGGACTACTATCTTCTCTACCTAAATTAGCAAACTGGTCTTTAAAATAAGATTGTGCATAAGGAAATATTGTTCCCGATAATAAACTTCCTATATACCCTGCGGGGGCTTGACTGGAATATTCTTGTTCTTCTCTCTTAGCCATATACTCTATTGCCTCTATTATTTAACTTTTCTAGTGCAGCTATGCCTTTATTATGGTTGCCGTTACCTACTAAATCTACCGTAGCTTTAGATAACATAAACTCACCATCACTAGCCATTACAGGAATTAAATCATCTTTTGGACCACCTGGACCGTCAAGTTCTCCACCACCTAACATAGGTTTAAACATTTTTCTATCTAAAACGCCACCGCCTTCCATACCTATAGGTTTAAATTGTAATCTTCTTCTATTAGCATTACCTGCAGGCGGTAAAGTTCTAGTACTAACTCTACTCACACTAGGATCATCATCGTCATCAAACAGTTTTAAAAGTGAGGCTGTACCTATACTCCCTATACCTTCTGTTACAGCTTCTTGAACCATTGGGTCTAACTCTGCAAATTTTGCTAAAAATTCTTCGTAACGAGATATTTCAGGCACAGGTACATCTATATCTGCAGGATCAAGATTCATACTTAAATCAGGCATATAGTCATCAACCAGACTAAGTATGGGTATGTCGTCTATTAAAGATGCTAAACCAGCAAAACTTCCACCATTTGACATTTTTCTAACTAAACCACCTACATACATTCCTGGAATACCCAATTCTTGCAAATCTTCTAAACTAACACCTGCTTTTTGTAATTCAGCCAAAATCATATCTTGATCTGCTTGCGAAGGTGTAGTAAAGTCTGTACTTGTAAACTCATCAAAATCTTGTACAGTACTTCCTGTTATATCTTGTATTTCTGTTTCAGGTCCAGGAGTAAGTGATGGTGCTGTACCCGTACCTATTTGTTTAGGCATTTTAGGATCACCAATAATCTTTTTAGTAATAAGATTTGTTCCTACGCCTATCGCTATTGCTGTTGCTACGCTTGCCAAACTCATTGGATTTGCTCCATAATTCTATCTATTTGTTTTATATCGAAACCTTCTAACTTTAGTTCTGAAAAATCATCTACAGTTATGTCTGGAACTACTTCATCTACTGTTAAACAATCTGTTCTATGTACAGTAATAAATGTAATTTCTTCGTGTACGTATAAAATTCTTTTTGTTCCTGCTTCTGTTATCCCATGATAAGGAGCTTGTATACGTTTAACACCGTCTTCACCGAAAATAGATACTTCTCCCTTCATTAAAAAGAAAGGATGATTTTTAGTATGTATCTTAGTGCTTACTAAAGTATTTTTTGGTGCTACTGCTGTTCTTATATATTGACCGTCTGCGAAGTTATGTGTAATAACTCCTTCTATATCGCCTTTAACTTTTTTGTTAAGTTCTTCGTGATTGTTTTCTTTACAATGTTTCTCAATCGCTATTTCAAACTCTTTGATTTTATTACGAAATTGTTTTTTATTTTCCCTATAAGCTAAAAACTCACATGCATCTTGGTATGTAAGTTTTGTATTATTTCTTAAAGATAAAGCCATATTGTACTATTCCTCAGCGTGTTTTCACGTCATTGCGAGTTAAAGCTCACCTCGTAAGCTGCAGCACAAAATGGCTGATATACTGATTATATATCAAACTGTATAGATTTTTAAAGGTTTTTCTTTACCTTTTACTTTAATAGGTTTTAATGATTGAAGCGTATATCCACAATATTTTTCTGTTTCTTCGCCTATAAGTATATCTACACCTGCTTCTTTTGTAGCTGATTCTAACCTTGCTGCCGTATTTACAGCGTCGCCGATAGCCGAATAATCAAACCTAGTATCACTACCCATATTACCTATAACAGCTTCTCCAGTATTAACACCAACACCTATAGCTACGCCGATATCTGCTGCTATTATGTTTTCTTGTATCTCTTTCGCACAATCTACAGCTATATTCTCATGATGTTGTAAATCAAGTGGTGCATTGAATATAGCCATCATTGCATCACCTATATATTTATCAACCATACCTCCATATTTTTTCACTGCATCAGACTGTATAGTAAGTGCTTTATTCATTATTTTTGTCACTTCTTCAGGCTCTAACGTTTCTGATAGTGCAGTAAAGCCTCGAACATCGGTAAATAGAAAAGTACAACGTCTTTTTTCACCACCTAATTTCAGTAAGTCTGGGTCTTGTTGTAAACGTTTTACCTGTCTAGGGTCTAGATAATGTTCAAATTGTTTTTTAATTTGTAGCCGTAACTTATATTGTTCTCTAAATCGTAGATAAAACGCTACGCTTGCAGTTATAAAACCACTTACTAAAGCCCATGTAACGTCTATTAAAAAACCTTGACCTATCGTATAAACGCCGTAAACGCCCGTAGCCGTTATTAAAGCTAAAGTAATACCTAAGCCCCAATAAATACCTAAGCGTACTATAGCGACCCATATAAGGCTTATTAAAACTAAAACTATACTAAGCTCTACAACTAAAGCGTAATCAGGTATATACGGGCTATTTTGTATAAGAATACTTTCTGCAAGTGCTGTTTGTATTTTATGAGGCTCAACAAGTCCAACAGGCGTAGCGATTTGTGGCATTACACCATTAGCTGTAACACCAACAATAACAAATTTACCGTTAACATTCATTTCTTGTAAATCTGTTTGTGGTGTATCTACCCAACTAATCCATTTACGACCAAAACTATCTGTTTTAACTGGTGGTATACCTTGTATTGATATTTCTTGTATACCGTTTTCATTAGTTTTTATAATATAAGTTTTTATACCAAACAATGATTTATATATTTGTGTACCAAAACTAGGTATCCATTCGTTATTAGGTGTTTTAACTAATAAAGGCATTCTTCTTACTAGCTGATCAACATCAGTAGGAGCTATGGCTAAACCCTGCAGAACTTCATCGTAAGATGAATGGTTAGCCTTAACTCCTGAACTAGTAATACCGCCTACACTATTGCCTATAACAACTGTTCCAGGAGAAGCAGGATAAAGACCTTTTCCATCTTCGAACATCGCAATAACAGAAGGAGCATAACCTAACGACCTAGCTAGATCACTATCACCGCCAAACCTATCGGCTTGTGGAAAAGATATAGCCCAACCTACGCCTATCGCACCTTTAGCTAAAAGCTCCATGTTTATATCAGCTAAACGCTTACGAGGAAAAGGATAGCCACCTTCACGCTCTACATCTTCTTCGGTAATATTTAGAATTACAAAATTACCACTGGGTTCTGGTGTTTGTATAAACGCATCATAAGTTTTTAATTTAAGTATTTCTAACGGTGTGGTTTGGAATATTAGAGGAAGTGTTAATAAAACAGTAAGTACTAAATATATTTTTTTCATCCACCACCTTGTGTAATAGTTATAACAGAGTCGCTACCGCCGTTTATCTTAATTATATTAGATACTCCGTCTTGTATCAAAATAAGCGTATAAGCATTACCAGAATTTAAATCAAGTTGTAAATTTTGGTTTACTTTTCTTTGTAAACTAATTACTTGACCTGCAATTATTGTTGTTATTTGTGTTTGAGTATCTTGTCCAAAATTAGTACCTGTAAGATTTACACTAGTTGCTAAACCTAGTTGTTCTTCTTCTTCCTCTACTTGTAAAGCGTCTATAACATCAAGTAAATCCTCTAAAAAATTTACGTCTAAATAGTTTATATCTAGTTCTGTAAATTCTAAATTACTTTCTTCTAGAAAATCTTCAGCTAGATAATCAATATCTAAATCATTAAAATCTAAAACACTATCGTTTTGTGTTGTGCTTGTTTCTTCTTCTTGTAAAGTTTCTTCTCTAGGCGGTGTAACTATTAACATATTATCTATAATATCTAAAGATAAATCTAAAATTACTGGTTTTGTTGGTGCTGCTTCAAAAACACTTACTGTTGTAGCTTGATAAGGTCTATTAAGTAAAACGGAGCCCATAGCCGTTACTACTTCTATTTCTCCACTAGAAAGACCGAATGCATCAGGTAACAAGATTATCAAAGAACGACCTAGTTCATCTACTGTCGCAGTAAAATCAGTGCCACGAATCGCAATGTTTGCAGTAGGAGTACTGAGTTTTATGTTTTGTTTATCTATACGGCTTAAATTACCTGTTATAAACCTAGCTGTACCTAAAGCAAAATTAAGGGACATTTTAGATTTACTAGGATCAGGGTCGTATATATATTCGTCTATTACAAGTTGTGAATGTTCTGTAAGCCTTACAACAGAATCATCAAGGAATTTAATACCTAAACGACCATTATTCGTTATGGCTTGATCATTACTTTGTATTGCAAAATCTAACTCTGCAGTATACGGCTGATCACGAACTATTTGAGCGTTACCCGATAATTCAGCAATATCGCCTATATCAACAACTGACGCTTGTACCGCCGTCGTCTTGAACCACACAGACAGTACCATTAGAACCAGTAGATGTGATTTTAAGCCAATCAAGTGCCAAAGTTGAAGATTGCGTAATATCGAATGTTCTGCTATTACCTGTTTGGTCAAGATAGAAATAACCTCCCGCATAACCACTTCCTTCAAAATTTACTGTGTTGCTATCTCCATCTACGTCAACGTAACTTGTACCTGTATCGTAATTAACATCAAAATCGAAAGTGTTGCTATCGCCTTGAATAATCCAATCTAGGTCTAAAGTACTTGCTAACGCTGTAGTAGCTAAATCTAAAGTAAATGTATTTGAACTACCTGTTACATCTACATTTAAATCAGAGTTATCTGCACCGTAGGTATTTGTAGGATCAACTTGTATAGTAAAAGTATTGCTATCACCATCAAACTCAAAAAAGCCTGTCAAACTATCTGCTAAAATATCACCTAGAAATTTGTTGCTATCACCTATTTGGTTTATATCTAAAGTTAAAGAATCACCATCTAAATCTAAAGCTGTTAAAGTTCCAGCTACAGAATTCAGACCACCAATAATATTAGATGAACCAAGTTGTTCTAAGTCTATATTAGCAGTTGCTCCTGATTGATCGACATATATTTCATTATCGGCTACAATCAATAAAGGTAATACTAAAATAAAACTAATTAATCTATTCATATTTTTTCTCCCAATATTTCCTATCATAACCTATTTTTATTATTTCCAAAACAGCATCTTCAATCGCTCTTTGTAAAGCTATTGTTACTGAATCATTTTCTACATCACCACCCTCTAATTCTACTAATTCTGTTCCTGCTTCTATAAATTTAAAAACGTCTTGTGATTTTCCGTAACTATATATTTGTTTACTAACTAAAACATCTATTAATACTTCTCCTGTAGCTACGCTAACCATACGCAAAGATAAAGTTACGCTATCTATCCTGTATTGTTTACTTGCTCCTAAACCTAGATATCTAGCTCCAATACCACCGCTTTTAATATTAGTGTCATAACCAACTACGGCTCCTTCCATAAGAACTCCTGCGAATAATAAAGGCATTAAAGGTTTTGCATCATCTTCATCTTGTCTAGCAGAACGTATTAATTGTCTTTCTTTAGTTAGGTTATCTAAACCAACTCTTTCCGCTACTCTAAAAAAGTTTCCATCAGCTGTATGTTTTAATGCACGAATAAGAAGATGACTTGGTGCTTGCGTTATAGCACTACTGAATAAAGCAAATTCACTATTACTTTTACGTTGACCTGTTTGATCAGTAAATGCTGTTGGGTAAACAGCAACAACTATAGGGTTTTTAGGAACCTGTACTTCTAATAATTCTTGCGATTGTATTTCTAAAACTTTAGGTAAGTTTTCTACGTAGGGTTCCCTTTCTACACACTTTCTATAAACCGTGCCTTCTAAAACTGTTTTATATTTAAGACATTCACCTTTTTGTTCAAACTGTTGTAGTACGGGAGCTACGCTACAACTAGAAAGAAAAATCACCAACAGGCAACTGTATCGTTGTAATATTTCCATCTGGGTCTGTTATAGTTAACGTTATAATTCCATCTACAATACTGTATTCAATAGTATTACCTTCTAATTCTAATGTACCACTATCACTTGGAGTTTCACCAAATAAATTTTCTACTAACTGTCTTGATAATTGTGCATAGATACGGCTCTCAAGATTTCTAATGAATCTAGCAAGTGTTGTGTTTTCTTTATCTCTTTCTATTTCATCTTGTAAAGCTTTAATTTCTGCTTTAATAGTCATTTTTCTATTAAACTCTTGGTTCTCAATAGTTAAATAATGTGATGACGTATTAACACCACTAAAGCTAGGATTTTTAAATTTAAAAGTTATAGTATCTGCTTTTACATTAGTTATAAAAACACCTAAAAATAAAACTACACCTATTAACGCTATTATTCTTAATAACAACTGTTTTTCTGCTTCTTCTTTAATCTTTTCTTTGGTCATCTCTATCCGCCTTTGCAATTTTATTACTATCTATTAAGTTTGGTACACCTAATATTGTTTTTATTAAAGTATCTTGTCTAATAATTTCATTATCTAAACTACGTACTCTATCTATAAGAGCTACTAAAATACCATGTTGTGAATCTAATTTAGTTCCTAACCTTTCTTCTATTGCACTTATTTGCTGTGCTACTTTTTCATCTACGATATCTAATTTTGTTTCCATACCATCTACTATACGAATTACAAGTTTATAAATAAACCAACCTAAACCTATAGCGGCAGCTATTGGAAAACCAACTTCCTGAATAAGGGTTACAACACTTTCCACTAATAATCGCCCCAGACTTTAGTTTTCTTACCGCCGTCATATTCAACCGCATGACCTTCTTTAATAAGTATTTGACAAATATCTTTACCATCTTCTGTATAGGGTATTCCTAATATTCTACCATACTTACCTTTACCCAAAGATTTAACCTGAAAAGTTCCTACACATAGTTCTTTCAATCTTTCTTTAGCAGCCAGTCCTAAAACTTTTTCTGCTTTATCTCGTGTCCTAGATTCTGGTGTATCAATACCTGCAAGTCTAACACGTTGTTTATGAAGTTTTACATCAAAACCTAAATCTAAAACACAATCAAACGTGTCTCCATCTATTACTCTATCTAAAGTAGCATTATATACAAATGATTCTGGTGCTTTTTTACTCATTTAACATTTCCACCTTTTACGTGCTTGACGTAATCTTGAATTAGGGTTTTTAGCTGCTTTTGGAAACTTTTTCATCTGTCCTGCACTTCTAGCACAGTAAGACTTTCTTCTTTTTGCTGCTTTACTTCCTTTTTTAACTTTACCTGTAACTGCTGTTTTTAATTTACTTCCAGGATTTTTTCTCCTGTAAGCTTTTACGCCTTTCTTAGTCATACCTGCTCCACTTTTCGTAGGTCGGTAATTCGCTCCTTTACCTTTGGTGGTGCGTCTTATAGACTTTTCTTTGCGTTTTTTAGCCATTACTTTTTCTTATTCTTTTTATAAGCTGTTTTTGCAGAACGTTTGAAAGCTGCGGCTGTAGGTGCACCTTTTGCTCCTTTTTTTCGCATTTTCTTTCCTGCTTTTTTCTTTTTATTAATATTGTAATAAAGACCTTTTTTAGCTCGTCTGCCGTCTTTAGTGGTGTGATATTTACTTTTTGCTCTAGCCATACTTATTTCCTTTTTTTCTTCATTTTCTTTTTATAGGCTTTAGCTGCTGCTTTTCCTTTTTTAGTATATGAAAATTTTTTATTACCTACTTTTGGCATATTATTCTCCTTTATTATGTAATTTATCAGCATAGTTTTGCCAAGATTTTTCTATAAATCTATCTAGCCATGCTAATATTTTTCGTTTAATCACGTCCTCCTAAGAGAACTCTATCTCTAAGCCTAGTCGCTCTAGGTCCTACTTGTGTAGCCCAACGGCTATCCATCATTTCAACTGCAGCAGTTTCCCAATTATGTTCTTCTAACGCAGTTAAAAACTTTTTAAATTTTAATAACCTAGTTATACCTAAATTAAAACCCATGTTTGCTAAAACTCTTTTTATATCTTCTGGTAGGTGTATCCACCATGAAAGGTTTCTATCTAATTCTTTTGTTACTATATTAATATCGTTTTCAAAACATTCTTTAATTCTTTCGTTAGAAACAGGCGTACCTACTTCTTTTCCGTGTTCTGGGTCTGTTTCTAGAATAAGATGACCTATACCAAAAGTTGGGTAGCCTAAATGATCTAAGTATATTTTATCAACACACCCTTCATCAAAAGTAAGTTCTTCTCTTAATTTATCAATGTTCATAATATTGGCACCGTTGTTGCTCCATTGGTTTTTATGCTTACTTTTCCCAAAGCCATGTTGCCTTGTACTCCTTTTTCTTCCCCAGCGTATAAATCTATCCATCGTGTTCCAGTCCATAGTTGTAATTGATCCGTACTTAAATTATAGATTATATCTCCTTTATTAAACAAATTTAAATTTCTTTGGTTTTCATTTACAGTTTGCGTTGCGTCTATATCTTTATTACCTAAAGATAGCTCTAATATTCTTACTAATCTATTAAATATTTCAGGATCAAGAGGTCCTACTGCGGTGGGAAGTTTAGTCTCTAAAATTTTTGTCATTATCTTTTACCATCAGGCTTTATATCTAAACGTGTAGCTCCTAACCTAAAAGCCATACCTGTTACAGCTGAATTATCGTCGTTAGATTGAACTCTTAAAACAATCTGTCTTGCTCTTAAACGTGTATCTATTTTAGTTGTATTTGAAAAACAATTAGCAGTAGTTACTGTACTTAAATCTTGTCCTGGAAAATCTCTTTTCTTTAAAACGAAATCTAATTGTTGTCCTGCTGTTCCAGTCGAACCATCACCTATAAATTTAACGTCAGGGATTAGTCTACTTATTGCTGTAAAATTTTCTCCTGCTGGGTCTATATCGAAATCACTTGATTCAATAAATACGTTTTGCATAGCTGTTCCATCGTCGTCGTAACCAACTTCATGACTATATAATGTACCTGTACTTGAAGTTGTATACGTTGCTAAAGGTTTATCTAGTATACCTTCATCTAACCAAGCTGTTCTTGAGAGTTCTCCTATAGACCATACATTTTCTAGATAATTATAAACAACATATTTATTTGGACTTGTTTGATCTTGTGTGCAATAAAACCAACCAACTTCATTAAAAGCTTTATTTGAAAAAGCAGTTATTTGGAATGTTTGAGTTTCGTCTATATTGTCAAAAACATGAGCTTCTACACTACAGGGTAACGTTTGCACCGATCCAGAATAATTGTAAAAACCTTTTTTATCCATCCAAAAAACACCTTTAGGAGTGTTCACCATAGCGTTTGGTCCTGCTAAACCAACACCTTCATTTACTAAATTTAAGCCAAACGTGAAGGGCTGTCCTATAAAACTTAAAGAATATAATGCTGTATCTGTCCACACAAGAGTTTCTTGTCTTGCCCGTATACCACCTATAATAGATGAGCCTGCTGACAACCTTAAAGAACCTGCTGTATTAGTTGGTAATGGTTCCCATTCGGTAACACTTTCTTGATCACTAAATGCTATTAACATAGGATCAATAACACCTGTTCTACTAGAATCTTCTATAGGGTCTGCACCTAAACAAATTACATGCCTATCCACATCGCTAACCAACACCTGTATAGATTTTGTAGGAGCTAAATTTGCACCTGCGAGATCAGATAAAGCTACTGCTCTATTTGTTAAACCACTGCTTGTATCCCAATAGTAAACACCACCGTTACGCACATTTATTATTAAATCCTCACCAAAATTATCATGTCCCCATGTTCTAAGTTGGTCAGAAGCAGCTAATGCAGTTATACTTCCAAAAGTTCCAACGCCCCAACTTCCTGCACCCCAACCAGTAGCGGGTACGTATACATCTAAACCAACGTTAATTTGATAAGCACCATCAACACCAGAACCTCCATTACCCGTGTCGCTAGCATTAGCAGTAACTGCATTGCCATCAGTGTCTTTTGCATTAAATGTGTATGTATTTGCTGTTTTAGAAGTTATTTGATATTCCTGATTCAAAACTGCAGCTGTAATATTACCACCTAAACTAACAGCGTCGCTAAAAGTTACAAAATCATTTTTTACTGCACCGTGACTATTATCGGTAGCTGTAATTTCTGAACTATCTTCAGTAGCAGCGAAAGTAACACCGTTAGTAGTTGTTTTTCTTATAGGTGTTATATCGTAATACGATGTTCCTTGTAATACGTAATATTTTTGTGTAGCACCTAAACCAATATATTTAGTGCTATCTAATGCAACCCATGCGTGGATTCCTCTACCTTTAGAAATAAAGGTACTGCTAGAATATTTTTCCCAACCACCAATTTTTTCAGGTAATCCTTTACGGAAACGTACTAAATTTGCATCAAACCAGCCACCTTCGTTAGAATAGGCTGTATTTTCTTTATTTATTCCTGGTTTGAATAAAAATTTTTGTAAAGGCACTTTATCTCCTATATAAAACTAGCAAACACTATAGAGCCTAGTATAAACGGATAAACCCCCCAAAGTAACATTTCTAATCGTTTAAATTTAGCAGAGCCTTCATCTAATCTTTTTTCTATATATTCATAGCGAATAGCACATTCTCTTTCATGTGCATTTAACTCTGCTAAAGCGTCTTTGACTGTTGGCATTACTTATCTTTAGCTTTACCTACATTTAAAGCACACCAATCTATAACTTTATATAGTTTACCAAACCAGACATCGTCTTTAGGTGTTGGTGTGATAGCGGCTATTACTGAAGCAATAGCTATAATAGCAGTAATCCATACTAATACATTTAACCAGACCATTATTCCTCCTGTTCTTCTTCGTTTTGTAATTCGTTAGTTTGTTCGTCTACTTCTTCAACAACTGTATCAACTACATCGGATACGGAATCTCCAACTGTATCAACAACAGAACTAACATCATCTAGTACCGCAGTAGTTATATTACCTGCTGTTTCAACAGATGAATCAATAACACTGGTTACTAAATCTTGACCACCATCTATAACTGCACCAAGACTGGCACAAGAAGTTATAAATAAAGGTATTAATATTAATGATATATTTTTCATTAGTCATTCTCCTTTTCTGTGTTTTCTTCCGTTTCTTCTTGTTCTAAAGAATCAACAAAAGCTTTTTGGAAAACAGATAAACTTGCGTTAACTTGATCAAGTTCAAACTGTGCTCTCCTTTGTTTATTAGATAAATCTAATATTTGTGAATGAAGATATTTTTGCTCTGGAGCTAAATCTTCTATTTTAATTTCAGTGCCGTCTTCTTGCACTAAAGTATCTATTTTTAAAGTGTTTACCATGTTTATCCCCTTTTAAAAAAATTAGTTTTTAGCGATGTACGCTTTTCCTTTAGTAATTGCATT